TTTTAAAATCCAGTAGAAAATACCCCCTACCTCTTCAGATAAAGGGTATCGGTTAAATTATGAAAGTTCCATAACTCTTAAATCTTCTGATAAAGCTCCTGTCCTACCGATAACCTGGGCAACAACAGCCGCGCCTACTCGCGCTAAGTGTTGCATACCAGGATGTAAAGGAAAGCCATTAGCCGCTGTTACGCCAGCTTTGCCCCAATAAAGAGACTTATTACCTTCGTTTGCTAACCAAAGCCATTTTCTATCTGCTAGAGCACTTGAAACAATAGCTAGAGCTGTTTCGGAAACCGCTAGAGCTGAGTTTTCAATAGCTACATTAGCAAGCGAATCATCTATATCAATATCGCCAGGATTGATGATATTAACATCAAGACCATGATCAGAATTTACAGTTGTACCCGTGTAGAGAGTAGTTCCATCTCCCAAGCTTACAGAGTCGGAAACATGTGTTAGATCTCTGATATCTAAATCAGTAGCTTCAACAGTAACAGTATTTCCTATATCAATGCTTGCGTTTCTTATCCAAACATCTAGCGCTCGATAATCTTGCTCTAGTCCTGTTACTGTATGATTACCACCACCAGCAGCGGCCGTAATATCAACGGCCAATCCATTTTCGGCATCTAGAGAACTAGCCGCCAATTTAATCGTATCGGCATCAACTCGGATAACATAATAATCTGTTAAAAGAGCTAATCCATCGGGCAAAACACCGTCACTAGTCAATTGGACCAAATCGCCAGTATTTAAACCATGTGCAACCGATGCAATTTCATCTGTTCCAACGGCAACATCAGCGTCTACAAAAACAAAAGTTCCAGCCGAGGCTTTAACTTCTGGTTGATGAGTTATTAACGCACCGGAAAGACCAGAACGCAGATACGCGCCTACATTTCCAGAACTTGCCAAGGTATTTACATCGGCTGGATCAAAAACTAATCTTTGTGTTACACTCATTTCTTCCCCCTTAAATTAAATCCATGACATTATTTCCAAAGTTTGATTTGACTTCGTACTCTGAAAATAAATCTTTAGTTGATCGAGTTTTTTAATTCCTAATTCTGTTAAAACCCCACCAGGGAATATAGTAACATACTGAGTTCCACTTTCATTCATTTCATAAGCCACTTTAACCAATCCATTATCTCTATTTTGCATAAAAAAACGTTTGGTATTTAACGGCAAGGAATATTCATATTCAGTATTAGCGAGTAGTATAGTTTCATTTGCTATTGTAGGATTTTTAACGCCTTCTATTTCACTAATTACATATAAAGCCCCAGTATCATCGGTTCGTAGTAGTCTCCACAATCCATTAAGTTCATCATAGCCAGCAATAGGGATAGCTTTATCTAAGAGTAATTGTACTATCTGCGCTTCTTGAACTAAAGCAGAATCTAAATCACTTGCAGAATTAGATACTACCGTCCCATAAACTGAAAACTCTACTGTACCCACTACCGTAACTCGCATAACAATTTTGTCATGCGCGTGAGTTACTAATATTTTATTAAAATCAGGTCCAGAAGTTACGGGAATATGGCTTCTTAATGGGTTTTCTTCATTAAATTCAAAACCAGTAGTAAAGTCATAATAATCTACTGTAACACTTGATCCAGCTAAAGCGGTATGACAATATACAGTAGATAGCAAGGAATTCCCTGCAACATCTAATTTATAATATTTTATCTCATCAGTTCTGGATTCGAGCTTGACCAACGGCAAAGATTGTTTTTCTTGCAATTGGTGTCGGCCTTCAAAAATAACAGCCACATTATCCCCCTAAACTTTAAAAAGGGGTTAGCATTTCCACCAACCCCCCTTGTGCTGTTTAAAGAGTTAAATTAAGTCGCAACATTCAAACCGTAAGAAATTGATACTTCGTTTGCGTCCTGAGTTCTAGCGACAAAATCAGTTCTAGAATAAGAAGCAATTTCATATCTATCATCAGCACTTCTAGACTCTCTAAGAGCTAGTCGAATAGGTCTGCGTGTTGCAAAATAAAGTCTATCTCTTCTGATCAAGATACATCCAGTACGATCTACAGTAACACCATCATAAACGCCCGTTGCGTTCATGTCTTGACGGATATAACCACTTTGAATTATTGGAATTCCATCATACGCGCCCAATTGGCCTGTTAGAATTGTGGCGTTTGGTCCCATTTTATCAACAGTAACAACATTAGTTGTTTTGATCATTTGCAAATATGATAATGGTCCCATTACCCATAATAGCTGCATTGGAGATACTGCGAATTTACCCATTGAGGCTCTCATTTCGCCAAGTTTTGCATCGGAAATAACAGCGTTCAAAAAGTCGGTAGTTCCACCATTTGCCGAGTTATCAAGAGCAAGCTTTCTTAAACCTGTCCATTGTTTTTCGGCAAGATCTGCGGCACCTGCATTGGTGTCACTATCGATATGAACAGCGACTAAAGGCATCTGCACACCGTTTATTGTTGCTGTTTCAAAAGCTCTTTTGTGAGCTTCTGAAAGTTGTTGTCTAGCCAGTTCTAAAATAGATACTATTGAATCTTCGTTAACCTCTTCTGGTAAGATATAATATTCAAGAAATTTCTTTGCATTGAATTGAAGAACGTCAGTTCCAAAGCTTGATTCGGTAGCTGTAGTTCCTTCCGTTCCTTTTCGAGCTGTTGTAGAATTTTTGGTAAAAGGAAGTTCATAGGGAGAACTTGGCATTGTAATTTCTTGCAATGTTCCTACCAATTCTCTTTCAAGCTCAAATTCAGGGATGTAAGAGCTTGATATCATTGTTGGTATCCACTCAGCACCGCCGCCAGTTACACCAGTTCCAAAAGCCTTGAGCTTTGGAATCAAAATATCTTTTGCGTAAGAAGTTTCTAAGATCGAAGGACACGCTGGAAATTTATCAAGAGCTTCGGTAGCTCCAATTTTATCCATTTTTCCATCATGAAACAATTGCGCTATAAATCGAGCATTTTGGAAATCTTTTTTAAGCTCGATAGCCATATGCTTCAATTCTTGTGGAACCCTAGAATATCGGTCAGCACATACGTTTGTTTCGAGAAGCTTCTTAACCGATCCCACGCCAAACATTCTTAAACATTTTTGTTCATCTGAATTAATAGAACTTCCGCTTGTCCTATTTCCTACTAAAGCTTCCATACCAGCTTTTTCATATGAAGCTAATTTTATTTTAGCTTCATTATTTTCTGTTTCTAAAGCTTTATTCTGTGCTTCAATAGTAACTAATCTTGCTTCAAAAGCTTTCATTTGTTCTGTATTCATTGTGTTCCCCTTCATGGAGTTTAAGATAATATCGTCCTGATATTCGTAAAAGTTTATACTTTAGCTTTTAATTCCAGCTTTTTTAATCTTTCATTTAGTTTTTCGACATAATTTTCCGTAATGTAATCATTTTCTTCTTTTTTGTCGCTCTTGTCACCATCTTTTTTAGCTTGATCATATTGCATCCTGATACCCATAACTGGATTAGGATTTGGCATGGGTTGAACATTTCCCGTCAGCAGTGTTGACAATCTTTGCATTTCAGCGATTAATTGTAGCAGATATTGATTAGTTTGCCGCAGTTCTTGTAATTGAGGGTTTGCAGCATCGGTATCAACAGGGGTAACTGTACCGCCAACCGTAACATGGGCACTATTGTCAAACTTATTATGGCTTTTATCTATATCTTTTAGTATGTTATCCCATTGCTCTTGTTTCAATTCGCAAGCTCCATTGGTCTTTTTTCTGCATTCTGCTAGAGCATAAGCTATAGCTTGATCTCTATCTTTTCCATCAGAAATTCCAATTTGGATTTGCTCAGAAACGCACTTTTGAAAATCCTCTCCATTAACATCTTCTTTGTCTTCTGTGTCTTCTGTGTCTTCTGTGTTGACGGTATCATCTGGATTATCATTCTCACCATCACCATCACCATCCACATTTGTATCTTCATTAGGTCTATTAAGCAAATCTGGATCTGTTCTAGAAATATCTAATTTTAGAATGTTTTGTAATTCTTCTAAATTTAATCCCAAACCCACGGACAAAGCACTTATAAGCTCGTCAGAAACGGAAACCGTATTCCCTGATAAAATATCATTTAATTCATCGAGAGAAGTATTACCATTGCTTGCAATTACTGTTAACGCACTAGCTCTATCAAATTCTTCACTTTCACCCTGCAAATCATAAATTCTATTATGAATCGCGCTTGCTAATCCTGCGCCTTTTGATTTCAGAATATCGCTAGTCAATTCTCTTGTACTCTTATTTTGGAACATCTTTTTAGATACTTGGAAAAATGACTCTTGATTCATAGGTATAGAAACAACACTAGTTTCCAGTAAATTAACACCCTTCAGAATCATAACACCATCCTCGCCTTCTTCTTCTGTCTCTACATCGATACCCACGGAAAAAGTTCTTAAGATTTCCTCTTCAATTAGATCTCTTATCCGCTGGATCTCTTGAGTTTTAGAATTAGATATTTTAACTTTTATCCACAACCCATTTTCATCAACCTTAGCCGCCACACCCTTACCAATCGGAAAACTTCTGTCATGATTAAAAAATATAATAGGATTTTTAAGCCATTCCTCTATTTTCCATTCTTCACTTGGAATAGATTCTTTTCCTCTATCAATGACCTTCTTACCTTTTATACTAGCTCTATTAGCGTATCCCTCAATAAATAATTCTTTGCCTTTTGTTTCATCTTTTTTGTATTTAAACTCAAATTCATATTTTCTTTGCATTTTATTTTCCTTTTTTATCATACTTTAATTAATTGAAGTCTTATAATTATACTAAATCATTCCGGTGGAATCATCAACATTGTACATCTGCAATTTATAATTTCTTCCGCTGTAGACCTTGGATCTCTTGGAAAAGCTAAATTAGATTTAAAAAACTCATCTGCTTTAATTTCGGTACCATCTAAAGCTTCGTGAGAATCCCTAACTCTATTATCATGTGCTGATATCCATTTCTTTTTCATCCCTGGTATTATCTCATTTGCATCTCTAAAAGCGGCTTCTTGACCAAGGCTAACAGCTATTAGAGTTTCTGTTCTAGCTATTGTCTTAGCTCTGTTGGGCGCGGCTTGTCCAAAATATTTTATTATATCCCTTGCTATTTCATCTAAAGTTTGAGAGCTATCTATTCCTGTTTCTATTAATTTTTGTATTTGATCAGTAGTTGTAATTGTAAAAGTCTCAAAAGCCTTAATTCCTCTCGCTTCGTTTATTGCCCTTCTCCCTCGTTCATTTCTGATTCTTAAGGCTTCTATTTCATTTTGGCTTGGAAGATTAAAGGGTACATTTAATTGAGTGTCATAACCAAGCTCGCTCGTAGTTTGCAACGTAGGAACATTTTCATTAACCCAGACTTCTTTGAAAGAACTAAAGGCATCGTCTAATTTATCGTTTAAATCCTGCTTATCGTTTTCGTATCCATCGGCTTTTAATTTCTTACCAAATACCTCCATAAATGCTTTAACGGCTAGAGGAGCTTGATTTGCAAACATGTCAAGCGTACTTATCAACACATCTTTTTCATTTTCCAATAAAATATCTTCCTCTTGCTTTTGTCTTTTTTCCCACCATCCGAAATTTTCTTTTAAAAAACCTCTTAATTGTTTTTTTTCAGGACTAAAGGATTCTTCTATGTTTATAACCTCACCACTGGGTAATTGAGGAGCTTCCGGTTTACTAAAATTACCATACGGATTTTGTTGTGCTGGCGGTATAAGAGCGACAATAACATCACCATCAGGCAAAGGCTTTAAATCATAGTCGCGTCTAACTTCGTTCACTGTTTTCCATAACATATGTTTTTCTGATACCTCGGCTCTAACCTTTTCATTATCCTGTAAGACTTCAACTCTCGAATTATCATATTCTACAAAAGAATTTCGCCCTAAATCTTTTTCATAAGCTAAAGTTAATTCGTCTGCTATTAGAGTTTGAAACGGTATGATTGTAGATTGATAAAAGTTTTTAGTTTGCTTATCGGTTTCTTCTGATCCAATCGATCCAGTTGATTGTATCCCAAATTCATGAGGAGGAATTTGTAAAAGTGATCTAATATCTTGCTGTTTTAAAACGATATGCTCTTTTAATTGTTGTTCTGCTAAAGTATTTGATAAATTTTTAGCAGTTACACCCTTGGGCAAAATTAAAGTTCTTCTCTGATTTTTACGCCCTGTAAACCTCATTTCCATAGACTTTAAAAATCGCATGGCTTGATTTTCGTTTGCCTTTTCACCCATTTCAATAACTGGTCCTGGGTTTGCTTGTTTAAGATAAAAATTTAAAAGATATTCTGTTGAATATCGCTCAAATAAAATACTTTTGCGCCCTGGGATAAATGGAGATAAACCCCATAGCAAGCTATTCGGATTTGGTAAAGAAATATGTATTATATCATCGGGTAAGATCTTAAAATTACCCTGCAACATTCCTGCATAATCTTCTGTCGATCCAACATTAATTTGATAATAATCAACAGCTCCGTTCATGTCATACTGAATTGTTACTAATTCGGTAGGAAGAATAAGTAATTGCTTATGGAATCTTTGCCGCCATATAATGCAATTGCCCATCAATGTCAATTCTATTCCTAATTTTGTCATAAATTTGGTATAGCCTTCGTAATCATTCGGCCTATACAATTTTTGCATTAGAGAATGAGATTCTAAGGGTTTTTTAACTAATTTTCCATTAAGCAAAATTTCTTTAGAAACGACTAACGGGCTTCTCGCTATCTTTTTAGCTACTGCATTAGTAGCAATATAAACCCATGCTTCGTTAAAATAGAGAGCTTTAAGCGTGTGCATATCCATTATTGCGCTTATTTCAGGATTAAAATAACCAACACCATCATCGATAAAAGTATCTGTAGGCATACTTTTGTCTAGTGTGTTTTGTAGCTTCCCACTCCTATAATCTTCTTGCGTTAAAATCGCCATTTTCTCACTCCTTGAGAATGTTAAAACCCCTCATCGGGATCAATATCTAATTCCTCATACATATAATTTTCCCAACTATTTCTATGAAATTCCATGCTGGGTAAATCTTCTAAAATCTTAACTTCAAAATCCCTACTTCCGTATTCTTCTGCCGCTGCATAAGCTAAAAAACAAGATGATACTATATCGTCGTGATCACCATCGGGCGCAGAATACATCATACGACCTAAATCATTAGTTTCTACCTCATACACATCAAATTCATGTATTAAAGACTTCCACCAGGGAAAATGTATATTTTTTTGCTCCATTCCAGTTATCAAATTGTTAACCATCAGAGCTTTAGAAGCATTTGTAAAAACTACTCCATGATAAACTAAGCCTGGAACTTTAGATAAAATATCATCAATAGCTTCCCCCACTCCTGTTTTGTCATGAAATATCATTTCGCAGTATTTAAATTTCCTTAAAAATCTAACTATATCTATAACTTGATCAGTATATCTTTTTTGATGAAACCTCAAGAATCCTACTATCTTAAACGGCTTT